ATGTCCATCGTCTGCTCAATGGACGACACCGTTGCCTCCAGATGGTCGATGCGTGCCACTAGGCGTGCTGAGGACCATGTGACTGTGCCGACGATTACGGCCACGGACAGCATTAGCCCGACGGCGACGGTGGGGATTCTGACTTGGCGGATATCGGTGGTGTCAGTCATTATTCGGTGATCTCAACCCATGAGGTCGTGTCCTCGTCCCAGACGTAAACTGGATCGTCCTCCGCTGAGGGGTCTGCGGGGTACGGGACGGGTGCTTCCCAGACGTAGTTGTCGTCCAGCGTCCACGACGGGAATGGTTGCGGGACAATGAACATGTCGGCGGTCGCGTCGTAGGTGCCTCCTATGCCCGCATAGCGGGTGCGGAAGTTGTGGTTGTAGGAGGTCTGGATCCACGTCCCCGACTCGGGGAACAGGCCGTTGAGAAAGTCGATGCCTCGCTGCTCATCCTCAATGCCATCCAAATGGGTGACATCATTGTGGATGGAAAGTACCTGTAGCACCGTGTTGGTTGCGTCTAGTTCTGCGAAGTGCGCCATCAGGTCAACCACCTAACGACTACAGCGCCGGTAGCGCCTGCGCCGCCCTCGTATAGGTACGTTCCCCCGCCGCCACCCGAGCCGGTATAGGCGGTCGCTGAACCCCCCGCACTTGAATCCACACCGCCAACCCCTGCGCCTGCGCCCGCACCGCCAGACGCTCCGCCTGTGGTGTCCGTCCAGCCACCGCCACCGCCACCGCCACCAGCCCACGTTCCGACACCCGTGCCGCTGGTCGTCCCGTCGGCGTAATTGTTCGTGCCATTGGCACCGCCCGTACCACCCTCGCCACCTATCGGCGTGGCCGCCGCGTCGTACTCGGTGCCATCTCCGCCGACGCCGCCTTTGCCGCCACCGCCGCCAGCGCCACCACCCAGTCCAGGTGCCCCACCCTGATTGCCTTTACCGCCATCGTTGCCCTCACCGGCCGTACCCGACCCGCCGTTGTTGTAAGGGTTGTACCCTCCAGCCCCACCACCTGACCCCCCAGAGGCACCGGCGGAGACGTTATCTCCGCTTGGGCCACCACCGGTCGTGGCGTGGGTGCTGCCGCCGTTGATGGCGAATGAACTAACCGAACCAGCACCACCGGCAACGCCATAGTTGCCGGTGGCAGCGCCACCCGCGCCACCGCCACCGACAGTTACGGTGTGTTCTGCCAAACCCAACGTCTGTGATGTGAACGCTTCAGCGCCACCCGCTCCGCCCCCGCCTGAACCGAGACGCCACCAAGCGGTTCCGCCGCCCCCGCCGCCAGCACCACCAGACACCACCCAGATGTCGAACGCGACGCCAGCAGGGTTGGCGCTGATCGTGAACGTACCCACTCCAGTCCAATGGAGGGAGGTGTAATCGCCGTGGGTGCGGAGTGTTGGAGAACCCGTCGTTGTGTACTCCAGTTCCGCGGCCCCGAACAGGCCACCATTCAGCCAAGAAGACACAGCCGTCGAAGGCCACCCCTTCGCGGTGTCGTGCCGTCCCCGCCAGTTGGATATGGCGGTAGACGGGTTGGTGCGATCCTGACGAAACATTTGCTAGGCGGTGATGCGGTTGACGTAACCGTTTATGTTGATGACATTCGTTGTTCCAGCAAACGCCCTGACAATCAGACCGTTCTGCAACAGTGTCCCTGGGCATACCAAAACCCAGCCTGCCTCAGCAGTAATCGTGACCTCGGACAGATCATCAGGTGAAGCAACCCCGCCGTACTCGATGGTGAGCTTCACATCAGACCCAGACGTGTTGCACGCATACAACCAGATTTCGTCCAGGTCAGAAGTGCCCGCTACAGCCGTATGAATCAGCGTTCCCGCCGTCGCCGTAGCGGCGACCTTGATGTTCCTGCCGTCAGCGGGTGTGCCCGACAGTTTGATCTTGGAATATGTTGCCATTGGCCTTCCTTAGTTGAAAATCGTGTTGTTCAGAATAAGCTGTGCATCGTTGGTTACTACTGAAATAGCGGGTGTCGTCCCACCAGACGACACAATCGGAGAAGTCCCAGTAACCGCCGTGACCGTTCCCGCCGTGGGCGAAGCCCACTTGATGCCTGTGGCCTCCGTCGAGTCGGCAGTCAACACGTAGGTGTTGGCACCGACGGCCAGGCGGGCGATCACGTTGTCAGCCGAAGCGGCCAGCAGGTCGCCCTTGGCGTCCACCAAACTGTTCTGCAACAGCCCAGGGGCCGAATTGACGAACGTCTCCACGTCGGAGAAGTTGGTGTTCATGTCGGCGGCCACAATCGTGGTGCCCGCCGAAAAGTCGTTTGTGACAGCCAACGTCGCCATCTAGCGCAATCTCCTCGGGTTGTATGTGAACGCCATAGCGTTCACCTCCCAGTGGTTGTTCGTGGAGGGACCATTGACCTTCAAACTAATGCTGAGGGCTGTCCCAAGTGTGGGTAACCGAATCACGTCTGCGACGAGATCCCTTGAAATGGCGTCCCATTTGGCGACATACGCGGAATCGGGGTCGGCGTCATCCCATTTCGCCGTGTTCCACAACGAATCGGAAGTTTTCCCCGTCACGTTCACGTCGAATGTCGTCGTCTGCGACGACTTGTCGTAGTTCTTGTACACCTGGACGGGCATCGTGATCGAGGACTCCGCCAAGGTGATGAACCTTGGCTTCCCCCACCGTTTCTTCGTAATCGGGTCGTTGCCCGTCAACCACGGGGTCACGAAATACGACGTGATGTGCACCTCCGTGGACCCCGTGTAACGGTCGGATGTACGGTTCTGTTCGTCCTCCACGTCGACCACGCACCCCGTGTTGGCGACGCAACCCGCCAGGACGGATGCCCGTTCGTTCGGGGGCCGATACGCCAACAGTGGGCCAGCGTCAATATCGGTCGTTATCCAGGCGCCGCTCTCGCCGATCGTCGGGTCGAAGATCAGGGTCCGCCTGGTGGTCGCACCGTCTTCCGTCCAGTCGATCGACACGAACAGCTTGTTGTCGCCCCACGCCAACTGGGGCGGATTCACGAACGTGATCCGCCCATCGTCGATGGCTGGTTGCAGTTTGGAGAACAGGTAGACGAACTGTTCCCCGTTGTACAGGTAGATGCCTTCCTGCGCCGACCAGAAGAACACCCCGTTCGGGGTGATCGCGGGTGACGACAGTGGGATCATCCCCACTGAGGAGGACTGTGCCTGCACCTGGAACGAGTCAGAGTCGTAACCGAAGATCGCGTACGTCGAGTTCGACTTGAACACCAACAGGCGGTCACCGAACGGTGCCAACCCTGTGATGTAGTCGCCGTGTTCACCCTTGTCGATGTCCACATAGTCGGCGTCGATCAGGGCTTCACCCCACTTTTCGGGTTCGTTGGCGTTCGACCAGCGAACCCTGGTCTTGTGCGCCGTGGACCCCTCGTACGTGTTGGCGGCCCATGCGAAGTTGTTCCAGAACGTCACATACTGGGCTTGCGGAAAGTTTCCCGTCGTCCCATCGAACGTGGCGCCCAGGTCGGCTGCCGCCGAGCCGTTCCACTTGAACGACGGCTGATCGTACGAAACCCCGTACGCGACGTTGTTCATCGTCATCCCGTACACCCTCGAACCAGCGGTGCGGGCCGTGATACCCGTCAAATCAGTAAAATTGGTACTAGTTGATTGGGCGACCACGGTGCCATAGTTGACCATCACAGCGTTGGTGCCGCTATCAGTGTGGAAACCCCACATGCCTTTCACGTCGGCGGACAACGCCGTCGGGTTCCTGCGGTCCACGCCGTCGCGCATACGAACCCCGCCCCTGGGGTCGACGACGACGTTCAACAGGTCTGGCGACTCATTGGGTGCCAGGTTGAACTGGTCGGACCTGAGGTTCAAACCACCTGAGAAAGATTCAAGCGTGGCGAGGCGGAAACCGCTTCCACGCGCACCAGCTCCACGGACCATCCGCTACTCCCAGGAGTAGCGGAGACGGTTGGGCAGGATGACCTGCGACCTCCATCTCGACGCTGAGCGGCTGTTCAACAGCAGCGGTTGGGGTGCAGGAGTGTCGGCGTAACGACCCGTCAGATTTTCCAGTTCCGACGCGAACATTCCGAAATACTGGGCTGCCATACCAGGGTCTTCCTGCTGCTCGTAGGCGCGGGCAATCCCGTAGGTAGCGATCAGGATGTGGAACGGGTCGGGCAGGTCCGACGGTTCCACCGAGTCGCCCACCCCAGCGCCGAAAGCGGTCGGATTCTGGTAGCCCCTGAAATAGACGGTGTAGACAGAACCAGGGGTGGGGTACAGGCGAACCGTTTCCGCCCACCACGACCACCACCATGCGGCCCCCGTCGTGTTGGACTGCAACGGGTACACGATGTCGCCTTCGTCACGACCGACGAACGTCAGGACGTGATTGTCAGTTTTCATCGCTGCGAGTTCACGCAAACCGTTCGTCACCGACGTGCCTACAGCCGCCAGGGTGTAGTCCTTCTGGTCGACAACGGTGCTAAACGTCGATTCGGCCTCATAGAACGGCCAACGCTTCTCCGAGTAGACGATCTTGTCGTACCCCTCGCCAAGGAAACGGTTCAGGGTGTCGTCGATGATGTCGGACGAGTCGATATCCACCACGGAGCGGATATACGAGCGCATGGTGGAAATGTCCACCAGCTACTCCTTCGGGGTGTGGAAGACGCACAGGTCGCTGCCCGTAACGGGGCGCCCCTTACAGGGTGCCCCGCTGCGGGTCAACGAACTGCACTTACTGACCTCGGGTTCGGGAACGCTAGGCGCCATTGGTTGCATTCGCTGGATGTTGCGCGACGAACCCACAGTTTGTGGTCGTGGCGAAGTATCGCGGAAACCATCGGCAGGCTGCCCGTAAGGGCGTTGCTCAGCCTTGTACGCGTATGCGAACCCTCGTCCCATCAGGGTCAGTCGTTCAGGTTGCGAAGCAGCCCCTGGCGGGCACGGTTGCTGATTGTCAACTCGCCGTAGCAAAGCAACTGCGAGAAGACCGCATCCTGGTTTGTGGGCCGCACGAACGGTGTCGGCTTGAACCAGACATCGGAGTGTGCGACCAGTTGGATGTACTTCGTGTTCAAGAAGTACATCTTCGTAGCCAGGTTGGTGTCGCTGTCAAAGGTCACAGGTGCGCCCTTGAACAGCAGGTTCTGGAAACCACCATCAGCCAGGTCAGTATCCGTGTAACGAATGTTGGTTTCGAGGAGTTCCTCGTAAGCCTCGTACTCGGCCTGAGTGGTGATGATGATTGTCGGCTGGTCGTTGCCAACGGACACACTGTTGTACAGGGTGCCCATTGTGGCAATAGCCAACGCGCCTGGACCCGAATCGGCAGGACCGTTACGGATTGTTGACCGCCACCAATCGTTGTCCCCATCGCTGGAGTCAATACCACCAACGGTGGCCGTGTTGTCACCAACGAGAACGCTCAAACCGAGCATGTCCTTGTTGGAGTTGCCTGTACCGTCGGCGTAGAACATGGTGTTCATGTTCTCGATGATGGTTTCCTGCGTCTGGAAGATCTTGCCTTCCAGCAGGTCAATGATCTGGGCTTCGCCGTTGTTCTTGGCTTCCTCCATACCGTTGATTGTGACCGTGGCTGCGTACTGCTTCCAGTCGTACTCAGCGGCAGAAATGCCAGTCTGAGCCGTAATGGAAATAGTGTCCGTACCTGCGTACGAACCAGCCGTTGAGTTGGTCCCGTAAATCACTGGGACTACGATCTTCGCCCCACCACTGATCCGACGAATGGTCTGTCCATTCGTCAGCGCGTAGAACAACGGCCTTGCGCTGAAGATGTTATCTGTCAGCTTCGGGATGTAATTCTTGAGCGTGGTAGAGAGAATCTCGTCAAAGTTGCTGTTGCCAGCCGCCATCTGAAACCCCCTTCAAAGGTTTAGGTGCCTAATTGTTTCTTGGCGAGGGCAAACGCCTCACGTAAAGAAGAAACCTTCTCTGGCGACCCGCTATCCACAACGGCACCCTGCTGAACGGTTTTACCGCCCTCCACAGGGACACCACCACGTTTCGCATCCAACGTCTCCTGGTCGCGCTGAAGTTTCCCAGCGTAACCAGCCAAACCGTTGAAGTTCATGTGAGTGTAAGCAGCCTCCAGATTGGCGATCTTGTAGTCCAGGGCGTGCTTGAACAACACCCGTTCATCAAAATTGCCGTACTGGCCCTTCAAACGTGAAACTTCCTTGTCCAACGCCTGCTTCCTGTACGTCTGCGCCTGTCGAGCAACCTGGGCCTCAAGATGGGCGACACGTTGAGCGGTAGGATCCTCGTCCTCCCAAGACGACGTGTCGTCCTGGGGCACGGGGTTGCCCTCCACACCCAAAGCGTTCCCCAACGCGGCCAAAGTTCCCTGCGGGTCGGCCTCAAGGGCCGACACGATGGTTTCTGCCTGTTGTAGACGCTGACGTTCGGATGCCAACTCTTGCGTCTTACGGGTGTAATCCGCCTGACGTTGGTATCCGCTTTGCAGTTCCTCAAGACTGACCTGCTGCTCCGCTCCGTCAACTTTGACGGTGTAGCCGCTGGTTCCTGTCGGTTCTGTTGTCGAAAGCCCTGGATTGTCCGCCACGGCGGGTTCTGTCGCTTCCGTGTTTTCTTCGGGCACTTCTGCCTCCTGGGAGTCCTAAATGGTTGCTCCTACTAGACACGGTGGGGGTGTCCCACCGTGGATCAAAGCGCAGGCAATTCCAACCCCATCTGGTTCTGCAACTGCGCCAACAACTCGGGTGGGACGCCACCCGTCGGGGCAAACGCCCCCAAATCTGGTGGTGGTGGGAGGGGAACGCCCCCCACGTTCGGAACCTGCGGCTGCTGCTCGGGGGGCGCGGAGCCATTCTGCGGCGGCGTTTCACCCGCAACAGCCTGCTGCTCAGGGGTCGAGGGCTGCTGTATGAGGAACTTCATCGGATCCTTGATTCCGAAACCCTCCTCAAGAATGTGCATCGCCAACGCGCTGGGGTCGATAACGGTGCCGACCAGCGGCGCAATGGCGTTCATCAAAGAAACAGCCTGCTGCTTGCGAATCGTGTCGTTGATCGGCTGCGTCGAACCACCCTCAACTGAAAAGTCGTACTCCCCCTGGATCTCCTCACGCGTGTACGGCACGTACAGGGACTCGCCGCCCTTCTGGGCGACACGAGCCATCGCCTCACCCGTCATGTACTGCTGGATTAGTTGAATGACGCGGCGACCAATGTGACCAATCGCTATCTCAACGAGGGCCAGCTTGTCGGCAGCCCTGGCGTTCTGCGCGTCAGCGATGATCGACGCCTCGGTCGCGGTGCGGCGAATCTCAGGCATCGCACCCCTGGCGTACTCCGAGATCCCCGAAACAGTGTTGATGTCGTCTTCAATAATGTTCGAGTATGCGTAGATGTCGCCCGAAATGGGGATCTGCGGCATCGGGATAACCACCTCAGACAACGGCTTGTTCTCGTCCACGACGGGAACAAGCCTCCCATCCTCGTCGGATTCCAACGCTTCACGCCCCTCAGGGCCGAAAGACCTCTCGTGGTACAGGTACTTGCGGGCGTACCGTTTCCTGTCGTTCATCAGCTGCGAACGGGTCTTGTCCAACTCCAACTGCAACGACTCGATCGGTTCCAGGTCGCCAATCGGGTAGAACACGTCGGGCACGTCATAGTTTCGCAGCATCACGAACGGCTGCCCGAACGCGTACGGCATCACCGTCGGCGCCACCAGGAAGCCGTCGCCCTGATCGGCGAACACCGCCATGGTGTTCGTCGGAATGTCGTAATACTCCCAGATGACCACACGGTCATCCTCCACGTACCGTTCCAACTTGTCTTCGTAGCGGCCGTCCGAATACGACGGGTTCACACCAGCATTCGCAGACAACCCCTTACGCACCGAAGGCGAATACCGCCTATCATCCTGCGCTTCCTTCAACGGTCGCACAATCCGTTGCGCGATCCACATGGCATCCTCGACACAGGTCGCCTCAGGATCGACGAACATGTCGAACGGGGAAACACGCTCCACGAACGGCTGATCCTCCACAATCGTCATCTGCGTCGTCGGCAGGTTCGCCTCAATCTCCTCATCAGACGGCAAATCCGACGCCAGGAACGGCTCCTCGAAAGCGAACGCGTCCGCCTCCGTGACCGCCTGGTCGTACATGGCGCCACGTTCCCCATCACCCAGGGAACGCTCCTGCTCAATGAACCGCCAACCAACCTTCAACCAGCCGTGCCCGACAATCAGGAAATCCTTCACAGCCCGACGGAACGGGGTGCGGAAATCGTGATGGCGCCACAAATGGTTGACGACAGCCTCCACGAACGCGGCACGCGGCTCATCGCCAGGATGGTTGGCTTTCACCACGATCTTCGGATGGTTCACCGCCACCGACGGTGCAATCACATTCACCGTCGAAAACGACAAGTTGACTGCGATCAGGTCACGATCCGACGAAGTGGTCCTAGGCCAATGCTTACCCCTGTACAGGTCGATCAGGCGACGCCACGTCCTGTCATGGCCCTCCTCGTCGCGCCAACGGCGCGACAAGTTCAACCGATGCTGGTAGTCCTCAAGTAGTTCGCTGCGAGTCTTACGAGCCATCAGAACATCGCCTTCTCAGGGAGCTTTTCGATGTTGCGGCCCTGAGACTTCGCCTCAGCGAACCGCTTCTCGTCGACCTCACGTTTCGACAGATGCTGCTCATCGAACCCCAACGCGCGCGACCGCCAACCACTCTTGGTGTCAACCCTGACGGTCAACAGCTTCTGACGCCACTCCCACAAGTCATCCAACTCGTCGTCGTGGACATCCTCACGGATGTCACGAACATACGAGCAAAACTCCTCGAAAGAAGCCTCGGGGGGCAGAACGGCCACTATCGGGCGTTATGACCCTTGAGCTTCGGCTGCGGCTTCGCAGGCTCGACCTTGCCGCTCTCACCATGCTGGTTGAACGGTGTCGTGCGAGGCGTGACCTCACCGTAGCCACCCGTCTGCTGGGCATACTTCGGGTCGCTTTTCCGCTGCTTCGGTGAATTGGGGCTACCAGGCTCCCAAATCGGGTTGGACACGACAGAACCACCGCGTTCCATCTTGTTGTTCTGGCCTGTACGGCCATCAATGGTTTCCGTACCGTTAGTGTGCGAAACAAACCTAGCCATCAAAAACTCCTTGTTAGACATGTCTACAAACCGTGGGCGGGTGTCCCACGGACGCTGTTAGAACCAATCCTGTACGCTCCAGGGTCCGAATCGTCCCCCACGGCCAAGCGGCGAAACCAGTCGATAGTCCAATAATCGTCAGGATGGTCAACATACTCGGGGGCGTGCGCGTACTTCCGCATCTGGTTCGCCAACGCCAAAGCCATCACCCTGTCGTCGTACGGCGACCCCGACATCGACCCCCGCTCATTACGGGTAAACGTACGCAACTCCCCGATCGTGTGACGGTCGTACAACACCAGTTCGTTGTTCCGCAACGCCATCCCCAAATCGTCAATCATCAAAGGCTTCGACGTGCGCGTCGTCCTCCAACCAAACTCCATCGACACCTTGGAAGTGACCTGGTTCAACGACCGCTTCCGAAACATGCGCGGATACCCCAACTGGCGCAACATCGTGATCGTCGTCAAACCATGATTGTTCGACTCGACGCAACACAAGGCATCCCGATACCACAACCCGACGCGGAACACCTCAGCAGCCAACTCGTCAGGCGGAATATGGCCGTGCCATATCGCCGCCTGATCGCCCGTGTTCACATCCAACACCTGGATGCACGAATAGTCGCCATGCCCCAAACCCTCAGCGGTGTCCACCCCCAACACGTACGCGTGGTCCCCCTCAGGCTCACACCAAACATCGAAACTCACGACCTGAACTCCACAGCCCTGGAAGACAACTCATGCAAATAGCCCGACACCCCAGGGCGGCACCGCAACTCCATCTCCGCCAACACATCCAAATCAAACACAGGATTACCCGACTTCACGAACGCCTCCTCAGGTGTAGTCGGATACTCCTGAGCGAGCTGCCACGGCAACATCGCCTGACACTTCGACTCATACCACGAATCGTCACGATCCTCCGTCGCAGACCACGGATAGAACATGGATTCAAACTTGTTGTTCCCCGTTGAAGCCCCAACCCACAACTGGTGAAAGAAATTCCCAGAACCATTCGCCGTGGACAACCCGATGATCCGCCCGCCCACGTCGGCAACAGGCTCGATAGAAGACCACGCCTCCTCAGGGTTGGGCAAGAACGCCCACTCGTCGACCACGATCAGCGTCGCAGACTCACCCCTGGCAGGGTCCGATGCCGAAGGCATCGACACGATCTGGGAACCATTACCGAAATACATGCGTTGCTGATGCTCAACCAGGCTGCGCGGCCCCCTGTCAAGCATCCAGGATGGCAGATGCGAAAACCCGTACTTCGTCTTCCGCAACAACTGGACCGCTTCACGCTCCGTACGAGACAAGTCGATGATGTTCTGGTCTGGCGTGAAGAACGCCAACCAGAACTGGTGAGCAGCCACCAGCGTAGACCAGCCGATCTGACGGGCCTTCAACGTCAAAGAATAACGGTTATTATCCCAATGGATCAGGGCGTTTCGTTGCGCACCACGCAACGAAAACAGGATCCGCCCACGAGCAGGATGAGCGATATACCAGTACTTCTCCAAAAAGTACCGCTCACTACGAGCACACTTACGCCACTCCCCCTCCTGGCGAAGCTCACCCAGGCGGCTCATCTACTCGAACAACGACTGTAACAGACGACCCAAACCCCAAACCGTGAAGGCAACAGACAAGAACATTGCCGTCACCAACACCGAAACCGTCCACCTCACTGGCACGACTCGCACACCTCGGGAGTCTCAACACCGCACTCCAACACCTCGTCAGCCTCAGGGCCATGAAACGGATCACCCCACGGACCCAAAATAGGACGCTCACCAAACGCCTCCTCACGCCACTCAAGAAGCTCGTCACCAGGCGCCACCCACACACCATCACGCAAAACGTGCCCAACGCTCACTCCACACCCTCCCCGCGAAACTCTGCCACCAAGCCAGCCAACTCATCCGCCAACTCCAAATCAGACAAACCAGCCACCTCACGGTCATCATCAACAATCACACGCCGCTTCGGCGTGAACTTCTCAATGTACTGCAAATACAGAGACGCAGCCTGAACAGACCCACCAACCGCAGCCTGATGCAACGCGTCAATCACACCCTGCGTACGCTCAGGATGAATATTCAGCTCAGCAGCGCGACGATCCCACTCCCTGATGAACCTGGGATCACGCTTCCAACGGCGAACCGAATCCTCATGGATTCCGTTCGCCTCAGCCCACTCATACTGCCACTTCGGCTCACGCTCAGCACCCTGAAGCAACCAGTCGAGAAACGACGCCCACATCTCAGGCATCACCTTCTCACCCGTCTCAGGATCAGTCAACCAGCCTCGACCGCCACCATTCCGTGCCATATGCACCTCCACAAAACCCAGCTCCCTGTCCCACCCTGGAACGCCGCCACGACGCCGTGGGACAGCAGCCAGTAACTAAAAAAGGGCTAGCCGCTAGCGACCGACGCCCCCAAGGCGTCGGTCGGCTAGCCTCTAGCCTAGACTAGCCCCTGGCACAGTGTACGTTCGAGAGAAGGACAACAAAGGCCCTGCTCGAAAACGCCCACTAAGAGAAGTCGCCCAAATCTCACGTATCGGGAATGGTTATCTATACATAGCCCCAGCTGGGGGGGCGGGGGGGGCCTAGGGGTGCCCCCCCGACGCCCGCCGCGCCTGTTAGAGGCCCTAACTTCAGCTTAGGCAGGCTAGCGCCAGGTTAGGGCTGCTGCCCATAGCAGAATCTGCTCGACAAGTCAAGACCCGACGCCTAACGGTGGCCCCATGGGATCATCCATTGCCACGTGGCAACGGCCCCGTCTCGCCCCTCATGGTCTTGTAACGCTTATGCGAGTACGATGTAAGGGTCCGTCATATCGGCGGGCGGCTACTTGACAACTGAGACGGCTAGCCGTGGCGATCATTGCCACGTGGCAACGGTCGTCATGGTCATCCCGTCTCACGGGAGAATCATGGCAGTAACGAAGACCACGGCTAGCGACCTAGTGCTGGAACCGACCGAAGGTCAGTTCCAGAAACTGGTCATAGCCCTACGGGAACACGAGGGCCGTAACTGGTCCGTCGGAGACGTGTTGAACCTTCGCATCCCACGGGATGTCGGAACGTTCGCAAGTCGAGACAATGGCGACGACACGGTAAGTGAGCACGAGTTGTTCACTCGCCTATCGGCCGCCATCGACGGGGCCATTACGACGGCCACGATGAAGCGCCTACGCAATACGGCGGCCGCCTACCGTGCGAAGGATCGCACGGAGGGGATCTGCTGGTCGGCGCATCGAGCGGCCGAAGCGTTGGCGTGGCGTGACAAGTGTGGCCATCGTGCCAACCTTGTGGCGTGGTTCCGTTCGGAGCATCGTTCCGTGACGGAGACGACGGATCACGTACGGGCGATGATGGCGAAACTAGACGGAACCGTGATTACGAAGACCACGGGGAAGGATGGCGACGCTTCACCTAACGGCCATGACCTTGACGCATCGGCCACCCTCACGGGCGATGATGCGTTGGCGATCTTGATTGACGTGGCGACACGTTATGACGGTTCGGAGCCGACGGAGCCGACGGCGCTGGTACGGGCGATGGAAAACCTCATGGTGAGGTTCGGCATCGTGTCCACTACCACGGAGACGGTAGACGCCTAGGTCGCTAGTCACATAGGAACGGGGCACCCCAATGGGGTGCCCTTTTCTATTGCCCTTTTTCAGCTGGCCTCCGCCTGGTAGTTCGTTGCCACGTGGCAACGTCCGCTAGGAGGTGGCCCTTATCCACTAGGAGGTGGATGATGTATTGGTGCGAGCGTTGTGGTGTGTCGGGTCGTGGTCATGGTCCGTGTAGGAGGTGGACGCTATGAGTAATCCGTATTCCGAATGGGCGCGTCGATATCGGCGGCAGTACGTCCATGGCATCATCACTCGAGAGGAGTATGAGGCTGCGTTGGATCGCTTGGACCTCGCTTTCCTTGGGGAGGAGCAGGGTGCTAACTAAGGAGCAGGTAGCACGGTATGAGGAGGCGATCCGTGGTGGTCGGTTCTTCACCTATCAGGGGAAGGAGTATCAGGGTCCGTTGGTGACGGTGGATGGGCGCTGGTCTGTTGGTGAGTGGGAGGAGGAGGTTGCGTGATGGGTATTTTCCGTGCGATCACGAAGGGTACGCCTAGGTATGTGTTCAAGAATGGGCACGGGGTGGGAGGGGTTACAAGTATCCATGATGTCGAGGTGTGGATGGATGCGCCGACGGGGGACTCGTCGGACGTAATCATCCTCAAGATTCCGTGCACCAGTGAGGATGAGGCGGTGGCCCTGGTCCGTGTGTGGGAGGAGGCGTGGGGTCTATGAGTGGGCGGGAAGATGAGCGTTTGTTTGCGTCGGTTGATGAGGTGGTGGTGTCGATGGCTGATGCTGTGTGTGACATGTCTGCTGGTTTGTCTGTTGAGGCGTGGCATGAGTGTCTTGAGGGGTTGATTGTGATTCTCACGGAGCGTATTGAGGGGTTCGATTATCGGGCGTGGCGTGAGGCGAGGCGATGAGTGGGCCTGTGTCTAAGGAGGAGGCGCGGGTGTGGGTTGCTCGTTGCCGTGCCACCTTGATTGGTGTCACCTTGTCAACTAAACTAATACCTAGTAGGGAGAAGGAGGAGAGGTAATGACACGGAAGGATTACGAGTTGATCGCTGAGGCGATCAAGGACGTGGGGCTTTTCTACCACGTTGGCCGTGACTTCCCGCACTTGGGCGCCGAGTCGGTGCTGCGAAGCGTGGCGATGGAGTTGGCACGCGAGTTGGCTGCCGACAATCCACGCTTCGACCGAGAGCGATTCATGGCTGCGTGTGAGGTGGACGCATGAGTCAACTCACGTTCGATGGTGTGTTGTTCTTCATGTTCTGGGCCAGCGTCTTGATGATCGTTGCCAGCATCGTGCTGGCGGTGTGGGAGAGAGGAGACAGGTAATGGTAGGTCCGAATGATGAGGTGGATGCGTGCCCGTGGTGTGGGCATCCGTCTGCTTGTGACGAGAGGTGTGTGGCTGACAGGCTGCGCCAGGAGGAGGCTTCTGCTGCGGTTCTGCGGATAGCGGAGGCTCGTGTCCGTAAGGCTGCCGAGTGGACGGAGTTCGACATGGAGGAAATGTTCCAGTCGTACGTGAACAATCAGGTGAAGGCATACAAGGAGGCACACGGTGAGTGAGTATGACTTGGATCAGGAACTCCATGTCTTTACGGAGATCCACCATACGAAGGGTGATCTGGGTGCGGCGATCAGGTTGCTGACCAATGCCCGTGTCATCGACATCGAGGAGGCTCGTCGCTTGTCTGAGCAGGTGGAGCAGGTGTACCCGATTCGGTATCGGTGGATGGATGCGACGACGCGTCGTCGGCGAACCACTCCAGCCGAGAGGTACGAGTCCGTCCACATCCACGACGATGAGTGATCCCGAGTGGAACACCGACTTCCACATGCCCGACTCGTTCTATGACCCGCCCGATGATCCTTGCGAGGAGTGCGGCGGCGAGGGCTGCCGTCTGTGCGACAGGCATGAGGCGTACCTCTGGGCGATCTCAACAGATCCGCGAGTATGAAGGGAGAAAGAGATGATTGGATACAAGCCATGGCCGATAGGCCGCAGGATTGTCGGGTTGCATCAGATGACCGACGCTGAGGCGTCGGCCATCGGGTGGGATGAGGCGAACTATTCGTGTACGGAGATGACTGCCGTGCTGGTGCTCGATGATGGTGGGTGGATCACCGCATCGGCTGACCCCGAACAGAACAGGGGTGGGTGTCTCATAGGTGAGATGGATGGGCAGGAGGTGTACGTGTGGCCGCAAGAGAAGTGACATCAGTACATGAGCAGGCTGTCCACATCGGCAAGGTGTGGGCACCCGTCCCACTCAAGGCCAGCGGCAACAGGAAGTTGTCACCGTGGCAGCATCAGAAGAAGGCAGGCGGGCACCAGGCTGAGGTGGTGGTGAAGAACTCGTTCGGCACGCTGAGTTCTGAGTGTAAGTGGACGACTCCGTTCTGCGAGGGGTGCTATGCGTCGGCGGCTGAGGTATACCCGAACGTATACGCCTTGTTGACGCACAACACGAACCTGACCAGGGGTAGGTCGTTCGACGAGCTGGTGCCCCTGTTTGATCGGTTGGTGCATGATGCTGAGGTGCAGATGGTGAAGCGTGGCGTCCCCGTAGGGGACAGGTTCTACCGTCCGCATTGGGATGGTGAGTTGGATTCGTTCGATGAGTTGCGTGCATGGAATCAGGTCGCCTTGTTCCATCCCGATATGCAGGTGTTCTTGTACACCAGGGCGCATGTGTTGGTGCGTGCGTGGCTGCTGCTCACGTCGTCGGTGGGGTCACCGAACTTCGTCATCTACCTGTCGGTCGACAGCCACAACGTGGACACGGCCAAGCAGGTCGAGGCGGTGGACCCGAAGGGGCTAATCAAGTATGCGTTCTGTGGCATGACCTGGCAGGAGACGGAGGAGATCGCTGCCTTGTTCCCGAAGCAACGCAAGGGACCGAGGTGTCCCGAGTTGACGGGCAAGGTGCCTTTGATTGTGTGGGAGTCCGATGGTGAGCGGGCTGCCCGTAGGTCTGATGCGATGGCGGCGGGCGTGAAGCGCCCGCCTGATCGTGTCGGAGTAGGGGCATGTGTCGAGTGTGGCATGTGCCCGAAGGGAATAAACAACGTGCGCTTTGCGCAGGAAAGATAGGGGAGTGACATGGCAACAGCCAAGAACCCGTTCGGTAAGACGCGCGGGGTTGAAGATCCGTACGCCACCTACTCTGGCCCAGTGGGCTGGGAGTGGAGGGTGTTGAAGACATACAAGCGGCCCGACAAGGAGCAGGCTGACGCATATGCCAGGTGGCTGGTGGCTGCGTCGTCTCCGTACACGTTCGGGACGCATGAGATGGGCGACGAGTATGCGACGAACGTCCGTCCGTACACGTTGGTGTCGTGCACCGATGAGTGGAGGGAGCACTACGGATGAGCATCTTCAAGGTTGAGTTCACCATATGGGTGGAAGACATGTCGGCTGGTGCTTGCGTCAGGGATCACGTCGACCATGACGACTATTCGTGCATCCTTGATTGGGAGGAGACAGAGATGACCCTGGCTGAAGCTCCGTGGGTGGGGGACGTGTGTGAGGGCTGCCCCGAATGTGGGGGTAAGCCATGAGCATGTGGCTGGAAGACCTGACACTCATGGATGCAGACACCTTGGAGGATCTGTGCGATGAGTTCGAGATGAAGATCATCGAGGGGCGTGAAGAACTGCGCCGACGAGAGGAGGAAGACGATGACCGATTGGACGAAGGTTCTGGCCTTGCACCTGATGGCACAGGAGGAGAACATGGACATGTCTGATCCGTCAGTCCAACGCATGTTGGATGACGACAGGGCACAGGCGTTGGCCCGCATCAGGGCTGCGAAGCAAGAAGAAGACAACGAGAAGGGAGATTGACATGGGGTATTACATAACCCTGGAACAGAGCACGGCTGTGTTGCCGAAGAAGCATCAGGCGGAGGCGTACAAGCGCATGTGTGCGTTGAACGACACCGACGAGGGCAAGACAGGGGGTAGTAAGGATGAGAAGTGGTTTGCGTGGATGGACCCGAACTATCCCGAGACATGCGTTGATGCCAAGGCCATACTCATGGACCTGGGGTTCTGGTTCGATGAGAACGAGGAGGGTGACCTGCTGTTCACGGAGTACGACTGCAAGATGGGTAATGAGGCTGAGTTCCTGCGGAGTATCGGTGACCTATTGACGGGTGAGATGGTGTGGCGTGGCGAGGAGCACAACCTGTGGAGGTACACGTTCGGCGCCAAGATGCGGGTGCATGAACCCGTCGAGCGGGACATCGAGTGGGATCAGGTGCCCTTCTTCAAGGATGAGCGGTTCGCTGTAGCCAACTCGAAGCCGTGGCGTTGAGGGTTGGTGCCCTGTGTGCGGGGTACGGCGGCATCGAACTGGGGCTGCAACTGGCAGGCATCGACACCGACCTGGTGTGGGTGTCTGAGATAGACAAGCATGCTTCGGTCGTGTTGGATGCACGGTTCGGGGTACCAAACTTGGGTGACCTGACCCAGATCACCGATCCACCACAGGTGGATGCGATCACGGCAGGGTTCCCTTGTCAACCCGTGTCCCATGCTGGGAAGCGGGCAGGTATAGATGATGAAAGGTGGCTGATTAGAGATGTCGTCTCTGTGGCAGAACGAGCGGGCGCACAATGGTTGTTCTTGGAGAACGTGCGCGGTGTGCTCACCGCCAACCAAGGTGATGCCTTCGGGCAAGTCCTCGATGCGTTGGCCGACTCAGGGTTTGATGCGAGGTGGGCATGTATTCGAGCCGACCAATCCGTGGGTGCCTGCCACCGCAGGGAACGCTGGTTCTGTGTTGCCCACGCCAGTGGTGAACGACATGGGGGCGGGCAAGACGGTGGAGTGGTGGGATGCGTGGATTGTGGAGCAGAGGGAGAAGCATCGCAACGGCAACGGGCACGGCAAGTCGCTATCCATAGAGGTGCAGCGTCTGTTGCCTACGCCGCAGGCGTGGGACCACAAGAGCTTCGGGGCGAACGTGGATTGGAAGAAGCGGGCGGAGAAGCACGCCGACTCAGTTGCTTCGGTCCTTATGAACCTGCCATCCAACGATGGGAGCAGCGACTCGGACGGGTAGCGCCACCACCCACCGACGAGAAGGGTGTGTCGACCTGGTTCGTGGAGTGGATGATGGGTCTACCTAGTGGGTGGGTGTGCGACATGGGTCTGTCACGTACGCAAGAGTTGAAGATGTTGGGCAACGGTGTTGTCCCGCAACAGGCGGCAGCCGCATACGGGTGGCTGCTCGAACAGATAGGGGAGAAGGAATGGATCGGATGATCAGGTACGAACTTCAGGATCAGAACTGGGAGTGCGCCGTCGTGGATTGTGAGAACCCGTACGTCGAGGACACGGGCGACTTTGATGAGCATGGCTGGACGTGCGGTCGAGACGACTGCTTCTTGAACGACGATGAGAAGGGAGAGTGACATGCCGAACACGTACGTGTCTGCGAAGTGTTCGACGGGGACGTGTGGCGCCATCGACGAGGTGGAGGTTGACACGGCTGCGTTAGCCAAGTACCTGCTGAGGGATGGGCTGGTGCAAACCCTGTTCCCCAAGTTGGATGCTGCTGCCCGCGAAACGGTGATGGGCTACCGCAACGGATGGTACCTGTGCGGCAAGTGTTGGAACAGCAACCTGGGTGACGAGTAGCGGTGGTCATCAGGCCGACGGGCGAGTTGACGACTTGGACCCGTAAGGAACTGCTTGCCGTACGGGAAGCGGACGCGGCGATGCTGCGTAGGAGATGGAAGGGAGAGGATGAAGGAAAAGAACCTGCAACTGAGGTACGAGGTGCTGCTGACGGGGATGATCCCGTTCCTGGTGGATGAGGACGGGGGCGTGGTGACTGGCCGATGGCAGACATCGAAGGCGCAAGTGTTGAAACTGGAGGTAACGGAAGATGAGTGACGAAGAAGAAGGTGGTGACCTGTCGGCGGAGGCGTTCTATTCCACCGTCATCCCAGCCATGTGGATTGGGCTGCTCGACATGTGCCATGACATAATGATGCGCGTCGGGGACTTCTTAGATGCGCAAGGCAAGATGGTTGAGGAAGCGAAGCTCTACTTGAAGCCAGAGGGGGCGGAGATCATTCCGTTCCCAACCAACGATGAAGACGACGAAGATGAAGGAGCATGACATGAAGCAGAATGAGATTGTTCCCGCTGCAACCACCCCCACGGGGGCGGTCGGCCAGCGGGGCTACCAGACGCCGCAAACGAAGGCGTTGTGGAGGCTGGTGCAGGCAGCGGCGAAGAACCCTGGCGACGCATTGGCTTCGACATCGTTAGAGATGGACCCCAAGGCTGCCATCCAGTTGGCGTCGAGGATTCGGCGTGGCAAGATTGCCACGGTGGAGGCTGCGTTGAAGCAGGCGAGTACCACGGGGAGGTTGGAGGCGTGGGCGGAGGAGAACTTCTTCGGCCACACCGTGGCTGTACGGTTCATGCCGAACATGGCAGCGTACGTACCGAAGCCAACCTACGCCGCCATCGCCGCCCACGCGTAGCGTGCATGTTATACTGGCTGCTAGCAGGCAAGCGGCCCACCCCTCAGGGGGTGGGCCTGCTAGCCCTAGCCTAGGGAGAGTAGGGAGAGATGAATAAGGAACACTACTTCAAGGACGGTCGCTGGCATCACACCTGGCATCAGTCTGATCTGAAGACGTTGGACATGTGCCCTGAACGGGCACACCTCATGTGGAGCGGGGCTGTACAAGATGTTGAGGGGGATGCCGCCGTACTGGGTACGGCGTGCCACAACGCTGTCGAGCAGCTCATCAAGCCGCTGTACCCTGGTGCCACCCCCGTGCACGGCGACGAGTCCCACTTCGAGTTGCATGAGGCGTTCGGGCACCACTTGGATGACCTCGTTCCGACCATCACCCATTGGAACTCGTACAAGTCGAAGGCCGACCTGTTCAAGTTGGGGACCATCAAGTTGGACTCGTGGTATGAGCAGGTGTACCCACTGTTGCATCCGATCGACGTTGAGGTGGGGTTCGACCAGGTGCTGTTCGAGGATGATGAGCGTGTCGTACGGATGACGGGACGCATCGACCTGATAGACGACGGCCTGGGTTTGGTTGATTGGAAGTTCCCGAAGCGTGACTACACGAGGGAGAAGTGGCAGTATGAGAGGTGGGATCCCCAGTCCACCACGTACTGTTGGGCGACGGGGCGTACGGAGATGACGTTCTACGTGATGTACGGTGCTCAGGGTGAGGTGTCGTCGATGACGATTGAACGTGGACCGCAGGACTTCGAGTTCCTGCGGCGCAAGGTCGAGGCGGCAAGCCGTCTTGTGGAACAGTCAGGCTTGAAGGTCTGGCCGTTGAATGATGCAGGCTGGTGGTGCTCCGAGAAGTGGGCGCCGTGCTGGTCTGTTTGCAAAGGGAAGACAACAGCATTGGAGAATGCGAATGGATAAGGACAAACTGATAGTTGCGCAGAACTGTAACTCTGCGACGGCACAGGTGATGGCCGCCCTGGTGGGTTCGGGTTCGTTCTCGTATGAGGACGTGCGCGCCAACTGGGCTGACCTGCATGGCATTGTGAACGCAAACACGTTTGCCGCAGCAGCCGTACAGATGGTCGCTCAGGTGATCCCAGGCATTCAGGCAACACCACTACCACCCCCACCCCCAGCGGCCCCTCAGGCGGCTCCTATGCCGCCCTCAGGGCCTGCTGCGACAGCATCCCGACCCAAGTCTAATTGGATTAGGGAGGATGCGTTCGAGACGATCGTCAACGCGATCGAGTACGAGCGCATCAGCGGCATCACGTTCGGTTCCAGGGAATCGAACTTCTACTGCAATCAGGGCGTGAAGGCGGCTGGTCAGTTGCCGAACGGTTCCCCCATCAGGAACGTGGCGACCTACCCTGATGCCAAGGTGAAGCCCACTGATCGCCTCGAAGGCGATTGGGGTCCGACCCTGACCGCGTATGCCGACTACGCCATCGACTTTGCCAAGATGCCGTCGTCGTTCACCCGCCCCACCGCATACGTGCGGTGACATGACCACGCGGCTGACCCTCGATGAGGCTCAGGCGCGGGTGCAACAGGCGCGGGCTGGCGAATCGTCCATCTCCCCCGATGAACCAGCCCGCCCTGTTGCCGTCCCTACCCTGCCTACCTGCCTGGACATTGCTGAACGCCTCATCGAAGATGCGGCGGACACGTCCAACAAGTGGCAGCTCGGCGTCCACGACATAGACGACGCGCTGGCTGGGGGGTTGAAGAAGCGGGAGGTGATGGTGATTGCCGGCAAGGCGCACACTGGTAAGACCCTGCTGCTCACCAATGCGGTGGCCCGCAACCCGAACAACATTGTCATGTGGATGACACCAGACGAACCCGACCTGATGGTGCTGTCTCGCATCCTGGCCATCAGGTTGAACAAGAATCCCCGCGAGGTGCACGACCTGGCCCGCAGGGGTGACGAACAAATCTTGACTGCGTTGCGTCACCAGTCGGAGACGGACCTGAGGAACCTGCGGATCATCGACCGCTCGGCATTCTCGCAGTACGGGGCGGAGTTGCGACGCATGGGCCACAACGTGTGCGGCCCCATCGACATTGCCGACCACATGTTGGGTACGTGGGCGGAGGTGCAGTACGGGCGCAAGGCCGACGTGTTCATCTGGGACTTCGCATCACAGCTCGACGATGGGGAACTAGGCGACGACCCGTCGCGTATCTCAGCGTTGAAGTCGTTGGGTATGCGCCACGATGCGGTGACGATCATCGTGCACCAGGCGTCACGCGGTTCGGCGAACCGTGGCGCGGCGTTGGGCATCGAGTCAGGCAGGTACGGGGGGGAAGACATGGCGCATTTCATGTTGACGGTGTGGCGCCCCCATGAGGATCCCAGTATCGACGGTGCGGAGCGTGCACGTTTGCAGAGCGTCCTTGGCGTAGCCTTGGTGAAGAACAAGAGGTTCGACGGGAGAAAGGTCACCCTCAACATGGAAATAACCGAATCAGGTAAGCTGCTGGACCCGTGGGAGGAGACGGTCATCCAGTACCGTCTCGACCAGGACGAGTTCTGATGGTCCCGTACCGTGTGCACCTCGAGGCCTGGACCGTCGCCCTGTACGCCACCGACAGGGGGCTGACGATAACAGTGTCGAACAGCGTCGAACCCGAGCATTACCTCACACGAGTGGTCGCTGACGTGCAGTTACGCCGCTACTACATTGGGCAGCAATGCGCAGGCGAGTTGCATCCCTCGCCGTGGCCGACGTTGCAAAGTGGGAAGCCAGTGACGAAGGAAGCCTTGATGGCGGCGGAAGGCGCAGGGTGACATGGGTGTGACCATCGGAAGGCAGACCGTCTACCTTGGTGCAGGGTTGACGCGCACAGGGTGGGTGGTTTGGGACGACGACGTATCCGTCGGCTGGCACGCCGACTATGTGGCCGCCCAACTGCGGGCCGACGACCTGGCGGAACAGAAAGAGCATCGGGATGGGGAGTGACCTGACCTCCTGGTTCCACGCGACGTTCCACGGGTTCATCCATGCGTGGGGCGAATCAGGCGACCATCCGCGCACCATCTGGGAAGACCTGACAGTCGCCCACTTCCGACGGCACCTCGACGGGGAGATCCCGTTGGGGATCTACCCGATGGTGTACGACCCGACAGATCGTCACGTCGGGCAGCGTGGCTGGCGGGAAGAAGACGGGTTGCGCTTCTACCCCGACATGCGTCCCGAACTGTGGATGTGCGCATGGGGGTGCATCGACATCGACGCGAGCAGCGACACCCACAAGGGGCAAGGCACCGAAGACGAGGTGGCCGACTATGCGTTCAGCCTCAGCAACGTG